ATCAGAAATTACAGTCGCGTTTGTACAACAGTACAATTCAAACGTGATGATGTTGTCACAACAACAAGGTACACGCCTAGAAGGCAAAGTACGCACAGAATCTCAAAAAGGTAAGTCTCAGTATTTCGATCGTATCGGCACAGTAGCCGCTACTTTACGTACTGGCCGCCACGCAGCTACACCACAGGTAGATACACCCCACTCTCGTCGAATGGTTACACTAAACGACTACGAATGGGCTGATTTGATCGACGATCAAGATAAAATTCGTATGTTGATTGATCCTAGTTCTGAGTACGCTATGGCAGCTGCTTGGGCATTTGGTCGTACTAAAGATGATGTTATCATCTCTGCGGCTTTAGGTTCTGCTTACGGTGGCGAAGCTGGAGCAACTGCGGTTGTTTTACCAGACGCACAGAAGTACGCAGCCAACACAGGCGCAGCTCTTTCAAACTTAAACGTAAACACTTTACGTGGCGTTAAAGCTTTGATGGATGCTGATGAAGTTGAAGGAAAGCGCTACATCGCTTGTACTTCTTCTCAGATCCAATCATTACTTGGTGAAACACAAGTTACTTCTGCTGATTACAACGGTGTTAAAGCCCTTGTGCAAGGCGAAGTAAACTCTTTCATGGGTTTTGAGTTTGTACGATTAGAGCGATTAAACGTAACTACAGCTACTTCTGCCAACCAAACAACTGGTGGCGGCGTGAATGGCGCTGTTGCGGGTAACATCGTTGCTCTAACTGGCACTAACCGTGCTTGTTTTGCTTGGGCACAACAAGGTTTATTGCTTGCTAAAGGCGAAGACTTTGTTACCAAGATGTCTGAGCGAGATGACAAAGGATACGCGATGCAGGTTTACTGCCGTATGTCTATCGGTTCTACTCGTATGGAAGAAGAACAAGTCGTAGAAATCATCTGCAAAGAGGTTTAATTAAACGGGGGCTTAGGCCCCCATACTTTAGGAGAATTAAATGGCTACATATTACGGTTCACAATACACAGACGCGTACCAAACAGTACCGTCAGTAAAAATTGGTGTTGGTGAAATTTCTGGAGAGGTTAAGCACGCAGCTTTTAACATCACCCTAGCAGGTGCTGTTACTACTTCAGACATCATCAAGTTAGTTAAACTTCCAAAAAACTCTAAGCTAATTTTAATGCGCTTTGTTTGTGCCGACTTAGGTACAACTGGTGCTTTAAACATTGGTTGGGCAGCTTCGGCTGATGGCGTACAGTCTGCTTCTGCAACTGGTATTGCTTCAGCGGTTGACGTAAACACTGCGGCTGTTGCCACTGTTTACTACCCGAACCAAGAGTTCACTGGTGAAGTTGATATTCAAATTGCACCTTCAGCTAATACAACAGCTGGCGGCGCGATCTCTGGGTATTTATTGTACGTAACAATCTAAGAGGTTTAAATGCCAGTAACTGAAACATCAATTTGTAACAGTGCTTTGGCTAAGCTTGGGGCTGACAGAATTGTCAGCCTCGCTGCTGATAACCACCGTGCTCGTTTAATGCAAGAGCAATACGAAAAAATTAGAGACGACCTTTTATATTCCCACCCGTGGAATTTTGCAGTCAAACGCGTAGAGCTTGCTCCGCTAGTAGATGCACCGATATTTGATTTTTCCTACCAGTTCCAACTGCCTACTGATTGTCTAAGAGTTATTGGAAGTGATCTTCCAAAAGAAGCTGAGTGGAAGATAGAAGGACGATTGTTGTTGGCCAACTACGACAGCATAAAAATTCAGTACATCGCCCAAGAAACAGATACATCTAAGTTTACACCTGGTTTTTCAGAAGTACGCGTACGCTATCACCCAAAACGCCGACGTAGCCAACATCGCATATAGAAACTACGAGCGAAAGCTTCGTGATGTTCGTACGTTCGACGCACAAGAATCCAATGGAGATAGAGTCTACGCAGACACCTGGCTGAACGCGAGGGCTTAATGAGATTTAATTTACCTATAAACAATTTCACCGCTGGAGAGTGGTCTGTTAAAATGTCTGGTCGAACGGACACAGAGCAGTACCCTCGTTCGTGCCGTGAATTGACTAACATGATTCCGCAGATGCACGGCGGAGCTAAGTACAGAGAAGGTACTCGCCGAGTAAATTTATTTTACGATAACGTAGGAACCGACACAGAAGTATCTGACTCAGGCGTAACAGGAGATGCAAACTGTATTCAAGTTATTCCGTACGAAAGCACAGACTCTGATGAGCGAGGAATTTTACGTCTTGTTCAAGGAGTTGCCGAAGCTTTTTTGATTAAGCTTAGCGACCCAGGCGCACGCGATGCAGAAGCATACGCCGTACTTGACCCAGAAGCGTTGCTAACCCCTCTAGCTGCAATAACTACCACAGCTGGAGTAAAGTTTAATTACGCACAAGTTGGAAATACACTCTACTTAACAGAATCTCGCGGACTATTTCCGCCGATTAGATTTTACTTAAGCGGTGGTTCATACTACGTAGACTACGCGTTTAAAACAGGCACGCTGGCTAACAACACATTTTTTACATATCCGTACGGACCGATTAACGCGCTTAATTCTAATGTAACCATGGCTATCCCAGCTGTGGCGTTTTCGGTAGGGGGTACGTTTACTTTAACTGCGTCGGCTGCGTATTTTGCATCAACAGATGTTGGTAGATTTATTCGATTAGCTAACTCTACAACTTCAGATGCCATGATTGAGATTACAGCGTACACAAGCACCACGCAGGTAACAGCTACAGTTCGATTTTTGTTAGCGCTACCAGCGGGGGGCTTTACGTTTGGTTCGACAACTAACTCTGCATCTTTTTGGCAGATTTCCGCTTGGGGTGGAGCAGCTGGTTGGCCCAAGGTAGTTACGTCTTTTCAAGGAAGACTTATCTACGCTAGTAGTGATGTTCAGACAGACACTATCTGGGGATCACGCATCTCAAACGTAAGAGACTTTGTCGAAGTACCTCGGGTAGACACCACTGGTATCGGCGGGTATGCGTCTGGAGCGTACACATCAGATAACTCTAGACCGTTTACGCTAACACCAAATTCCCCACAAGCTTCTACTATTGTTGGTATGTCATCGGCAAAAACGCTTCTTATACACACAGATAGAAACGAAACAGTGGCGTACGGATCAGATGGAGCGCTCGGACCGAACAACGTAATTTTTGAGTCAAGCACATCGTTTGGTGCAGAGGCTGTACAGCCTGTTAGAATAAATAACTACGCTACATTCGTGCAGCGGGGCGGGTTTAGACTACGAGATGTTGTGTATAACTTTAACGAAGACCAGTACAAGTCTTCAGATCTTTCTTTTGTAGCGGACCACTTCTTTTTAGATGGTGGCCAACAGATTGCGCAACTTACCGCACTACAAGATGCTTCATCTGTTTTGTTCTGCCGAAGTAACTTAGGAAGCTTATATGCAGTAACTCTTGACAGAGACTACCAAGTAAACGGCTGGTGTTCTTTACCGCTGGGCGCAGAGGAATCAGACGAACCCGTAGTATTGGCTATGTGCACACACAATTTACTAGCAAACGAGTGTGTGTTTATGGTCGTACAGCGCACGCACAACGGAGCAACTTTTATTTCGTATGAGTATTTAATCAACGCGTACACAGGCGGAGACGAGCGATATCTAGACTGTAGAGTGTCTTGTGTTAATCCTACACCTGGAGTAGCTAACACTACACACTACGTTAACGTAAATTCAGCACGATACACGTCTCGCTTTAGCACAGTAGAAGTGTCAGTAATCGCAGATGGTAACTACATAGGCGAGCTTACAGTAGCCACTGGAGCAACAAATACTATAACTCTACCGAGCGCGTACATAAATGTATACGTAGGCTTTCACTACAGCGGAGTACTTAAGACAAACAACCTTATGGCGGGCGGCCAGATCGGTCTACCTCTTGGAAGAATCCGCCGCGCGGACGAAGTAGCTATACAGCTGTTTAACACCCGCGCAGCTTGGGTTGGGATTAACGATGGTGATACCGAGGAGCTAGCCTTACGGTCGGCCACGGCACTCATCGGTGTTGTAGAAGATCCATACACAGGACTACAGGTTGTGCCAGTTCCAGGTGGGTACGAAAGAGACTTACAGATTACAGTTGAACAGCGTAGACCAGGCCCGTTGTACGTTGTATATTTAGCAGCAAGAGGTTCAACCAATGAATCTTAGGGAGACGTAAATGGCAGTGCCACTCCAAGTGTTTGGACAGCTTACGTCTAACTTTGCCCAAGCCGCCTCAGAAAGACAGAACGCCCAGTACTACCGCGAGCAGGCTGAGTACGCCCGCGAGTCAGCTCGTAGAGCTGAAGCTATTGCTGAGTTTGATTATACAAGTAAACTTAGCCAGCAAACATCTCGGTACGCAGCAGGTGGCGTAGAGCTATCAGGCTCAGCTGCTTTGACTTCAGCGGGCACAATTAAAAACATGCTCGATGAAATTTTTGCAATTAGAAAAAAGGGCGACCTAGAATCAAAGCTTGCTATGATGCGCGGAACACAATCTAACGAACGCGCCGACATGCTCGGAAGTTTTCAGTACAACGCTTTTCAAGTTGGTGGAACACTAGTGAGCAACTGGGCTAAGAGTGAACTGTTCCCAGACTGGATGATACCAGAAGCGCCAACTGGGTATCGTTCGCAGTACCAACCGACCAGCATCCCTGGTGTTTCTTTAGGAGATAGATAATGCCACAGATTCCTGTATTTACACCATCGCAAAGAATTGAACCTGGCTCCCCAGTAGCCGCAGTATCGTCTGAAGGATCAGCTGGCAACTTAATGGGTAACCAAGTTGAACGCTTTGGCGGAGCCCTGTTTGCCCTTGGCAATAAGCTTGATGAAATATCTAAGCTTGAAAAGGACAGACTAGCAGGCCTTCAAGCAAAAGAACTAAAGGCAGAGTTCGTTAAAGAACAAAGATTTATTGAAAACCAATTCGATAAAAAAGAAATCTACGCCAATGATCCCACAGGGGAAGTAGCCGTTAGAGACTACGAGTCAGCCATCAGCACTCTTAAAGAAAAGTACATGGGCCAGATACAAAATCCTAAAGTAGCAGCGCTTTTCTCGGCTGAAACTTCAGAGGAAATCACAGCTGGTATTACTCGTCGCCTTGGTGATGAGACAGTTAAAACCAAAGACGAAGTTGCTAAAAAATTACAAGAACTTGTTGGTGCAAACTACAAGAAAGCTTTTAGTG